CAAAGAATAGCTTTAGCACAGACTACACTTCAAATGGCTCAACAAGCACCTCAAATTATAGACATAAAAGAAGCATATAAAAGATTAATGATAGCTTTAGCTTTACCAGATCCAGATTCTTTAATAATAGATGATGATGATATTATGAGACGTGATCCAGTATCAGAAAATATGGCGTTATTAAATGGAAAACCAATAAAAGCTTTCTCTGATCAAAATCATGCTGCTCATATGGCAGTACATGAACAATTTATTTCTGATCCTCGTTATGGTGGAAGAAAAGAAGCACAAGAAGCTCTATTAGGGCCAATGCTTGCACATATAGGAGAACATTTAGCTTTCAAATATCGTCAAGAAATGCAAGCTGCAGTTGATCAAGTTTCAGGACAACCTATTCAATTACCAATGCCTGATTTTGACGATGATAATAAAAATGAAGATGAACAAGAAATGCCAATAGAAATGGAAAATGAATTAGCTGCATTTGAAGCACAGTCAGCTCAGATGTTAGCAGAATCACAACCTCAAGATCCAGCTCAAGTTAAAGAACAACGTATGGCAGCAAGCGATGAAGCTCAAATTGCATTAAAACAAGAAGAAATGAATATTAGAAAAGAACGATTTGTTGCAGGTGAAAAAAATAATGAAAGAACTCAAAGTAGAAAAGACAGAGAGCTTCAATTAAAAGCTGTAGAAATAATGGATAAACAGAAAAATAAAAAAAGTGGAAGATAAAATAAGACCTACGGGAGAAGAAATAAGAAAAGCTAAAAAATTTCTTCAAAATAAAAAAGTACCTCTTAGTCTATTTAAACCTAATACTTTTGCTGCAGCTAGTAAAGAAATAAAGCAAAATTTTGATTCAACGTTTAATACTTTATTAAATGTCTACAAATCAGGAAACCCATATTATAAACGGAGAATAAAAAATGGCGACAATACCACCAATACAAGCGATACTACAAGAAATAAAGAAGTATAAAAAAGAATTAGCTAGTAAATCACTAGCACCAGGTTTTGATACGTTTGAGGCGTATCAGAAAGCAAAAGGAATAGCTGAGGGTTTAGATAAAGCTTCAGATATTTGTTTAGAAATGGAAAAACGTTATATTCAAGGAGATGATACGGATGATTAGAAATGAAGAATGGTTTACTGACGATGACATAGCCGATCCTACTAGTAAAGATTTACCAAAACCTTGTGGTTGGAGAATTTTAGTTCGCCCTGCTGCAATGATAAAAAAATCAAAAGGTGGGATTATTTTAACTGACAAAAATATACAAGAACAGCAATACTTAAATTCTAAAGGTAGAATAATTGCTATGGGAAGTGAGTGTTACAACAATAGAACTACAAATTGGTGTACAACAGGAGACCATATTGTATATAGTAGATATGCAGGATCAAAAATTGACGTTAAAGGCGTTAAGTTGCTCTTGCTCAACGATGACGAGGTATTGGCTGTATTACCAAATCCAGATGCAATAACTCAAAATCTTTAATACGCACTTGTTGCGACAATACATAGGGAGAAAAAACTATGACAGACGATGTGAAAGATATTACGCCCGATAATGAAATCGAGGTAAAGATAATCGAAAGTGAAGTTGATAAATTAAAAGAAGAAACTAATCCTCTTGAAATTAATCAAGTAGAACAACCTCAACAATCCGCCGAACCAGAAGATTTAAACAAAACAGTTGAATCTTTACGAAGTGAATTAGAGGAAATAAAAAAAGAACCTTATAGTGCTCGTGTTAAAACTCGAATTGCTAAAGAGGTTTCAAAAAGAAAAGCAGAGGAAGATAAATCTAAACTGCTTGAAGAAAGGTTAGCTAAATTAGAGAATGCTGCACAACAACAAGATAAAAATACTCTTGAAAATCAATATCAAACAGTTTCAAAAGATTTAAAAGAAGCTATTGAAGGTGGAGATACTGAAAAACAAGTAAGACTAATGGATCAAATGGCAGACGTAAGAAGTAAAATTCAAAACGTTCAGAAACCAGTTCCTGAAGTTAAACCAGCAGCTCCTCAAATTCCTGAAATAACCCAACAATGGATTCAAAATAATTCTCATTGGTGGAATAAACCAGGGCATAGAGCAGCAACTCAAACAGCATTTGGAATTGATGCTGATTTAACAGAAGAAGGATATGATGTCGCTGATCCTGAATATTATACAGAAATGGATAAGAGAATGAGCAAATTATACCCTGACTTAGTTAAAACAACAGAAAGTTCTGTTCAAAACCAAGAAAAAGATGTAGAAAATAAACCAAGAGTGCAATCACCTGTAGCCGGTGTTTCTCGATCAAATCAAGGAACCGCTAAAAGTGTAAGATTGACATCAGATGATTTACAGAACGCTGTTACGTTCGGTATTGATATTAATGATCCATCCGCACTAAAGAGATATGCAAAAGAACTTGCAAATCTCAACACGGGAACATAGGAGCCTGATTATGACAAAAGAAAAAAGCACTTCTCTAAAAATAGAGAGAGAAACACGTGATGAAAGTACACGAATCAAAGAGTGGAAACCACCCTCTTTACTAGAAGCACCTCCAGCTCGGCCTGGCTACAAGCAGAGATGGGTTGCAACTAAAATACTTGGGGTAGATAATCCTACTAACTGGGCAAAACGCCGACGTGAAGGTTGGGAGCCAAGGAGACCTGATACTATGAAAGGTTTTCATGCACCAACAATTGAACACGGGCAATATGCAGGGTTTATAGGAATCGAAGGTATGGTACTGTGCGAAATGCCAGAAGAAATGGTTAACCAGCGAAATGCTTACTATCAGAACAAAACAGATGCTCAGATGGAAAGTGTTAAAAGTGACTTACATAGAGCTGAGTCCCCTGGGAATCCAATTCACCGAGACCATAAAACCAGTATTACTAGAGGTGGAATCAAAGAATAATAACGTGGCATAGCTAAAAAGGAAATATTATGGCTAATACAAACGCACCTAGTGGTTTTACACCACTAAGACACCTTACAGGTGGCGTTATCCGTGCCAACGAATATGAAATTGCCAACTCGCAGGCAGATACTTTTTCTTATGGTGACATAGTCACTTTAGATACATCTGGTCAGCTTGATGGTTTTGCCAATAACAAGAATGCTATTGGTGTTTTTTATGGCGTTGAGTACATTGATGACGCAACAGGTAATGTTGAATTCGTTAAACGTTGGAAGGGCGGTTCTACAGTGAAAGCTGGAACTACTCCTAAAGCATATGTTTATGACGATCCAAACATTACTTTTTCAGTACAAGCAGGCAATGGGGCCTTTACACAAGCAAATGTTGGAGAACTTTGCAATGTGTTATTAACAGCATCGACAACTCCTTACTTTCATTCAAGACATGAAGCAGATATGGATACTTTAGCCGCTACTGCAAAAGTGTTAAGAATTCTAAGAGTTGAAAATATACCTGGGAACGAAACAGCGGCAGACGCTAAAATAGAGGTTGTAATTAACAATCACTTGTTCGGTACTCAGAATGCGGGAATATAGGGGTATAGCATGGCATTAAATAGATCATTATTTACAAAACAGCTAAACCTCGGTCTAAACACTATTTTTGGTATGGAATACGATATGTACCCAGAACAGTGGAGACAAGTATTTAGCACAGAGTCATCCAAAAAAGCATTTGAAGAAGATGTTCAGATGTATGGATTCGGAGCAGCTCCGGTTAAAGCTGAAGGCGCAGCTATCTCTTATGATAGTGGTGCTGAAGGTATCGTTGCAAGATACGTTCATGAAACTATCGCACTTGCTTTTGCAATTACTGAAGAAGCAGAGGAAGATGGTCTTTATGGATCACTTGGAGCAAAATATGCGAAAGCACTTGCTCGTTCAATGCAACATACTAAAGAAATAAAAGGTATGAACGTTCTTAATAACGGTTTCTCTACTTCTGCAAGTCCAGTACTTGGTGGAGATGGTAAAACGTTAATGGCAACTGATCACCCTCTAGGTGGCGGTGGTACAGGTTCAAACCAACTAGCAACTAATGCAGACTTAACAGAAACTTCTCTTGAAGCAATGTTAATTCTCATTTCTGAGATGAAAGACGATAGAAGTATTCCGATTGCAGCTCAGGGTATGAAACTAGTGGTTCCATCTGAACTAATGTTCATAGCTGAAAGAATTGTTGCAAGTAACCTAAGACCAGGTACTGCTGACAATGACGTCAACGCAATGAAAAATATGGGAATGATCCCTCAAGGTGTTGCAGTTAACCAAAGATTAACTGACCCTGATGCGTACTTCATGATTACTGATGTACCTGATGGACTAAAACACTTTGTAAGACGTGCTATGAAAAAAGCTGTCGAGGGTGATTTTGAATCAGGTAACTTGCGTTACAAAGTTTCTGAAAGATACTCATTCGGTTTTACTGACTGGAGAGGTTGTTTCGGAACTCCGGGCGCATAGATTAATAATTTATAAAGGGGCGAAATAGTTTCGCCCTTTTATCCCCAAAGACTTAAACGACTACTAATAAGGAGGTAGACAATGGGAACAACTACTTTTTCAGGTCCTATAAAGGCCGGAACAATTAAAGACACTACAGGCACTACAGTTGGTAGTGATATTAAAAACACAGGTCAAGTTTTAATGGCACAAACACATGCTATTGATTTATCTGGTGGAGCATTAGCAGCAGTAGCAACTAATATTGTTATTCCTGCAAATTCACAATTAGTGGATATTGTTTTTGATAGTATAACAGCAGCATCTGGTGCTACTAATATTAGCATTGGTAAAGTTGGTGGATTAGCCACTGCATATATCAATGTTTATGGTATTGGAACAACTGTAGGAAGAAAATATCCAACAACTCAAGCTGGTGGAGCACTAGCATGGGAAGATGTTGGGCCTACTGACGTAAGATTAAATGTTACTAACTCAGCAGCAACGAGTGCTGGTGAATTAAGAATTACTGTTTTATATCAACAAAACATTAATTTAGCATAAGACAAAGGAAGTGGCTCTTCGGAGCCACTTTAATATTATGGCAAAACAAAGATTTTCAAAAATTTCAACTTTAATAGACGCTATTTTTAATAGAAGCACCCCTGATCAATCTGTTCCTGGAAATGAAATGTCAGAAAATGATATGATAGCTCAAAGAGCAAATGATAAAAAACTTCGTAAAGATACTTTTAAAAAAATGTTAGAAGCTTCACAAAAAGCTACAGAAGATCAATCAAATGAAATAATTAGAGGAGCTAAGACTTCTTTAGGAGGAAATCCATATGATTTAAGTTCAGTTAAAATAAGGCCTATGGAAAGTAGAAACAGTCCTTTATTTGCAAGCTTAAATGATATACAATCAGGTAGTATGAAAAAAATGGGAGAGAATCAAGGAAGTTTAATGAAAGCTTTATACGGTGATAATTTTCCAAAAACAGTAAATAGGAGATAAGTATGATTTCAGACGTTAAACAAGCAACTTTAGTTGCAGATGGACGTTTTCAAAATAACCACGCTGGAGCAGGAACATTTATTGGCAGATCACGTTTAAAAGGTGTAACTGGAAGATGTGATTCTGCAGCAACTGCTCAAATAAAATTATATGA